CTAAGCAACAAGATAGAATTGACCAAAATGGTTATAAAACTACATTACAATTAACTAAAATATCTGGCGACAGTTCTCCAGTATTTGAGTAAAGAAAATAGAGCAGTTAAGCTGCTCTTTTATTTTACCATAAAATATATTTAATAAATATATTTGCTAAATTATATGATCTTAATTCGGAGGAGCAAGTAGTGCGCAGTATTAAATTTCCTAAAATGTTCAATACCACAAGTACCAATGTTTGGAAGTCTTCAGAGTTTTTAAAGTCCACCAAACAAAATACTAAATTATTATTACACTGTGAACGTGGTGAACTTATCGGTGATCCATACTTTGGTTTACTAATAAGACATTTTATGTTTGACCAAAATAACTACGTATTAAGAGACCAAATCATTGATATGATTTACACACAACTTGCTATTTTTATCCCCCAAGTAAAAGTCGAAAGAAAGAATATTAATGTATTTCAAGATAGAGAAAAAGCAAAACTCTACTGTGAATTTACAGGGATTAATCAAATAGATTATCAACCAAATACATATCAATTAGTATTGTTTGATGTTAATGAAGTAAGCAAATAAGGAGATAGTTAATATATGATTACAGAGAAAGAATTAAACGAAATTTCTTTATCCCCAACCAAAAAAGATTACTATCAAATCTGGAACGAAATTATTGAATTAGCTTCAAAGATTTCTGAAAGATGATCACCAGACTCAACAAATGAATCTGATCCTGGTATCGTTCTTTTAAAAGTCCTTGTTGCTGTTGCTGATAAATTAAACTATAACATTGATAAAAACATTCTTGAAGCATTCATGCCAAGTGCTACTCAACAAGAGTCCATGAGAAAGCTCACAGAAATGATGGGCTATTCTATGAAATATTTCCAAGCTGCTACCTGTAAAGTTACTGTTAAATATAATGCAGTAGTAGAAGGAAAACAACTTTCTGACTATGGCACAATTTATTTTCCAGCCTTTATTAATTTAAAAAATGCTGATGAAGATGTTAACTATGTTACTATTAAATCATTTAGTTTAACCGACACAGAACCAGTTAGAGAAGTTGAAGCTATGGAAGGTGAACTTATCGAGTGTGAAACAAACACTGATAATATTATCTCTATGGCACATTTAGATGATAATAATAGATTTATCTTACCAGAAACAAATGTAGCTGAAAATGGTATCTTTATTTGTAATGTTTCTGAAAATTCTGAGGAGTCTGAATTATGGAAACCAGTTGATAATTTAAATACATGCCTTTTAGGTGAACAAGTATTCAAATTTGGTTTTGATTCTAAAGAAAATTTACCATATGTTCAATTCCCAGAAAATATTAGTCAACTAATTAAAGATGGCTTAAGAATTAAATATATTAGAACAAATGGTTTAACTGGTAATATTTCCAGAAATACTTTAACAAAACTTGAACCACCAGCTTTATGGAGTACAGACGATTCAGTTAGTGATTTAAGTAGTGATAACTTTATTATTACAAACCCATCTGCTGCAACAAATGGTGCAAATCCTGAGAGTTTAACCGCTGCCTATAATAATTTTAAGAAAACAATTGGAACTTTTGATACGCTTGTTACTTGCCGTGATTATATGAATAAAATTTATAAATTAACAGTAAGTGATACAGATACTACTCCGCTTGTTTCTAATGCTATTGTTTCTGATATTAGAGATGATATTAATAGAGCAACCACCTTATGTTCATTCAATGACTACGGTATTTGTTATTTAGATACTGCTTTACAAACAGCTAAAATAATTACCGGTCCTCTTGCTTCTGGTCAACAAGGTACTGCATCAATTCAAGTATTAGAAGATTTAATTGACCACTTTGAGTTAATCCTTTATCCATTTAAAACTATCTATGGATTAAATGATAAAAATGAATTCATTAATTCCTTTAAATATAATGCTGAAAACTTTAACAGAATTAATTATGATTTAACAAAATATAAAACTATCGCACATAATATCTCATTACCAGCTGCTGATGATATTGCTTGTATTAAAAACTATTTACAGTTAAAGTGCACAATTACTACAATTAAGAAAGTTACAACAGCAGAAGAAATTGAAATTTTACAAAGAGTTTATAAAGCTATTTATGAAAACTTCAACTGTCGTAAAGTTGATTTTGGTGAAAAGCTTGTAGACGAAACTATTGAAGATGTCATTAAAAATGCTGACCCAAGAATTAAAAATATTGACATGTCAGAGCCAGTTCTTTATACAAAGTTTATGACTGCTGACAATACTGAATATGATTTAGTTGCAACAGATACAGGCGCTAAAACTGAAAATGCATTTACTGCTGCTGATAGTATCTATAATAAATTAGTTTTAAGAAATATTTTAGCTGGTCGTATTGCAGCTTTCCAATATGATAATTCATTTGCAATTAGCTATAATGAAAAGCCATATCCAGCTTCTGCTAATTATCAAAGAAGATATCCAGAAAATGATAAATATATTAATAGATTAACTACTGAATTTAGAATTAGAAGCGGAGCAAGTAATGTCACACTTGGACCTAATGAAGTTGTTCAATTTAGATGCCCAAACTTAAAAACAGAGATGACATATCCTTGCTATGTTAACTATTATTTCAAACGTGATACATCTAACTTAACTGTTCAAGAAAGTATTCCAGCAACATTCACTACATTATCACAATTTATGACATCTGAGAGATGGAATGCTTTGGTAGACTTCGATATTGAAGCTACTAATGCTTTAGCTCCTGCAGATGATATTTTAACTGAAACACAGTTTAACGCCTTCAAAAAAGAATACTCTGGTGCCTTATTTGCTTATAATAGAGCAAATAGTAAATATGAATATGCCAGTGCTTTTGATCAAACAGTTATAACTGTCCCAGCAGGTGAAGAGGATGATGGAAAATACCAATACTTTAAGTTTGAAGTTAATACTAAAACATTTGGTATTTTAGATAGTTATATTAGAAGTATTTCAATTAATGGTGATGAGACCCATAAGTTATCTGGTATCTATAGAAGTCTTGGTACAGATTTAAAAAGTTCTAAGGGTTATTTAGTTAGTAGTGTTTTTGAAAAATTTATTCGCACATACTCACATACTAGCTTGAAAGAACCTCTTGCTAATTACTATATTCAACAAACACATCTTCTTACTGAGCCAAATCTTAATAAAGACTTTACTGAAGATGGCTTAGGTAGAGATTATGTCTATCCAGAAATTACCGCTGATACAGAATATCAACTTAAACCTAATGAATATATTTTATTTAACTGGACAGACTCTCAAAAAGATAGCTCTGGTAATGAAACAAAGACAGTTAAAAATAAAGGATATGGTCCTGGCACAATTATCAAGCCAAACTTTAATTTAATTGATAGTGATTTATATAATCAAGCAGGACATAGCTGGCAGAAAAAAGATGGTTATTTATTCACAAATAATTTTACTAATCCAGCAGGTATGTTCGCATTAGGGACTGACGAACAAATTTGTATCAGAAATATCGTTAAAGTAGATATTGATAATAAAGATGTTTATTTATACTGGTTAAGAAATGATGAAAATCCAGACGAGCTAGTTCATGAATTTACTTTTGATGAACACTATGTCCTTGACCCGGATAATGATGACCCATCTGAATTAAATGCTTATGTTTTAAAAGAAAATGAACAACTTTATTACACAGATAGCAAGAAATTAGAAATGGCATTCTATGGTACAGGCTCGCTTATTGTAAAGCATGCTAATACACCTATTTTATTAAAAGACTCTACTAATGGTGAGGCTAGTGCTGAAGATATTGTTACTAACGGATTAAATGCAGTTCCATGGACAGGCGGTTGGGATTTAAGAGATACAGCTAGGGGTGGCGATTGCAGAATATCTGTTATTGAAAATCGCTATATTAATTTAACAGAAGGTGATACATTAGTTGCATTATCTTCTGGAGGCACTTCTTCTGATGATATTACTACTATTGATACTATCTTAGATAATACTTGAAGAAGCGTTGGTGCGGCTAGATACAAATTTGCAGAATCTGATGCTGATGAACCACTTCCACAAGTATTAATTTCTGGCATGGGTTGGTCTGTTAGAAGCAGGCTTGATATTAATTTAG